GTGGTATACTTGGTGTGGTGGTTTTGGAGGCCACTGGAGAATGAGGATTTCTAACGCGTGTTTCGATGCAATCTTAGACGTCTATCTGAATCAGTTTACTTCCGGTGAACCTGACTTTATGGTGTGGATGCAAACCAAGGGCTTTTCCTTTGAGGAGACAGATCAGGTTTTGGCGTACGCCGAAGAGATTGGAGTGATATAAATGCTAATCAATGGCACCGACTACACCATAACTCCCGAAGCAGACCTTTCCGGAGCAGACCTTTCTAGAGCGTACCTTTCCGGAGCAGACCTTTCTAGAGCGTACCTTTCCGGAGAAGACCTTTCTAGAGCGTACCTTTGTAGAGCAGTCTTTACCGGAGCGAACCTTACCGGAGCGAACCTTACCAGAGCGAACCTTACCGGAGCGAACCTTACCGGAGCGAACCTTACCGGAGCGAACCTTTTCAGAGCGTGCCTTTGTAGAGCGAACCTTACTGGAGCGAATCTTACCGGAGCGAACCTTACCAGTGCGAACCTTACCGGAGTAGACCTTACCGCAGTGAACCTTACCAGAGCGAATCTTACCGGAGCGAACCTTACCGGGGCGTATCTTACCGGAGCGAAGCTTTCTGGTGTTATTGGATTACTTCCCAATTCCATCATCCCACTTCAAATCTTCGGAAGCCAACACGTTTTAATTGTGCGCTCCGTAGCATACATTACCATTGGATGTAAACACCACACTGTAGAATGGTGGGAAAAACATTGCTTGGAAGTCGGAGTAAACGAAGGGTACTCCGACCTTCAAATTCTGGAGTACACCAAACACATCGCCTACGCAAAGAAATGGATGGAAGTCAACGGGGTACTTGATGTGCTACCATAAATCTAAGACCCTTCGCGAAACCAGCGCCCGCGTAAGACTGCCTCTTACCGGGCGCATTCAATTTGGAGACGTTGCGCTCTCTGAGTGCAAAGTGCTATGATGTTTCTGTTGGAATGTAGTTAACTCGAAAGGACCGTACAAAATGCCTGAAGTAGAATCCACTCCCCTAGCGGGAATGACAATGAAGAAGATGGGATGCGACCCAAAAGAAGCGATCCGCCAGAAAGGGCCTGTATTCATGGCCCGTATCTATGGCGAAGCTGCCGCGCTCAAAACGAAGGAATCGAAAAGCGGCGACGTGTACAGCTACCTGATCGGCACGTTTGCGGCAATCACTGCTGGTGGTGAGAAGTACGTAGCCGACAAGCTGTTTTTGCCCGGTGGTCTGTTGGAGAACATCGAAGCTGCGCTGGCGGCCGCGGACACTCATGCGGTTCAGTTCGGCTACGATATCTTTGCTCAGCCGGATGATGGCCCCATCGGCTACCGCTACGCAGCCAAGACGGTAATAAAGAGCGAAGCCGCTGACCGACTGAAAGCGATGGAAGATTCGCTGGTGGCGAAACCCTTACCGGGAGCACCCACTCAGAAACAGGTGGAGGGAAAAACCGACAAAAAGAAATAGCAGTTCATCGAGAGCGGCGCGATGAGAAGCCCGTCACTCTCCTCCGGGGTTGACGGGCTTTTTCTATTGCTGGATCGTACCACCTGTAACGTTCGAGTCCTTTGCTGCTTTCCCCAGTCCTGCCGCTCCAATGATTGCCACGATAGAAGCAATCTGTTTTGCGGACTCTGGAACAGGTACCACCGTAGTGGTAGCCACAAATGAGGCACCCGCCAAAATCCATCCGAAGAGCGTAGTTTTCCAGCTTTTATTTTTCGTCATGTTTTCCCCTTAGAAAATTGCTGCAATCCCTTTCTTAGCCGATCCTACTACCACGTTTTGAACGGGCTTGAACAGGTAGATACCACCAGCGATTAGGATGAGTCCAGCAATGAACGCCGCGATTCTGGACCATCCGAAAATGGAACTGGCGACTCCTAATCCTGGAACTTCCATTCCGACTCCTGTACCGAATACACCCCCAAGAATGTCGCCAATGGAGGGGAGTTTAGGAAGTGGTGGAAGAGTTATCCCGCCGGTTCCTTGTGGAGTTCCTGGTGCTGATCCTTGTTTGAACGCGGAAACAAGCGTGGACGCACCAGCACCTAATTGAGACGTCACAAAATCCAGGTAGGATTGAGTACCAGCCGGAGTGTTGCCGGGTGCGTTAGGGGGCGCCCACGCGTTTACCAGTGCCTGTAAAGTAGCACCCTGATCCGCGTAATAAGCCACTAATGCGTCTTCCGCACTCATTCCGGCATCCGGGGATGGAAACACCGCTAACCCGTTTGTGCCTGCTCCAATCGCGCCGTGGTTCTTTGCAAAGGTACCATACGCTAGGTTTCCGGGGTTGTTTTGAAGGGTAGCAATTGTACCAGCTTTCCCGTATCCCTCAAACTGGGCTAACGCCTGATCGACGGGCGCATATACCAGCATGGGTTAGCCCCAAGGATCCGCGCGGGTTGGATCGGGGTATTTGAGTCCACCAGGGCCGCGTCCGGCGGACGGACCAGGGACGGTGTAAGTGGGCGGAACAATGGCACCCGCTGACACCATGTTATCGCCGTACCACTGCCAGATATTCGGGTTGCGCTTAATGAAGCTGTTGATTTGGGTGCCTTGGTTGTAAGCCATGCATCCTCCGTGTCCGTCGGGGTAGCGTGATTGATTGGTGTTGCAATTGGACGCGCACGACTCACACGAATTGCCGCACCCACAACCACCCGAAGATGGTTGCTTGAGTGGAGTGCTATCCGGTTTTGCACCCGAAGCGAAGTTGTAAGTTTGTGGGTGGAAATCGAACATAGATCCACCACGAACGGAATGATCGTCATTCGTGAACACGTTTGGCCCGGTGGTTATATCTCCATAGGAATTACCCCCAAAATAAGGGGGTGCGAAATTTGCCGCCGGAGACGGAGCAAGAGATGGTACTTGAACTGCGAACGTCTGCGGGTGTGCCTGATATGTCGCACCTGATTGGGTGGTGTTAGGAATGTTGGTTACCGTAGGTGGATTTCCACCAGAGTTTCGAAACAGGTAAACCAAAGCACCTACCGCACCGATGATTGTCGCGGGAAAGAGAAATTGTTCAGACTTCATTTTTAGCGCCCCCTGCCAGTGTAAACTACCGCTCCGATTCCCGATGAACCGGAATTTATGCCGACTCCAGAGTGATTGAGTTGTGTTCCACCCGTCCCGAAGATAGATCCAAGGATGCCACCAGCAGCACCACCGATGGATGAAATAATCGATGCCCAATTGGTAGCCGGATTTGCGTTCACCGCTGCGACACCCGCCGATGGATTACCAAGTAGCGTAGTGAGAACCGCTACCTGATTTGCTCCACCCTGCCCACCCTTGTTAATTTGACCCGATGAAATCAGGTTAAGAATGGATTGAAATATTCCGGTGTTTGAAGACTGAGCACCCAATTGCACCTGTTTTTCGGCTTCCACTTGGGCAAGCCCAAGTTGCCCTTGTGTTCCGATGAGTAATTTATAGACGTCACCGGTAACATCGGTCTGATGCAAACCAAGCTGCAATTGTTGCCCACCCAATGTTACCGCCGTCGCGTTGGTATTGTAGAGTCCTAGCAATTGGTCATGCGACAATCCAAGCTGCGTATTGGAAGCGATTTGGGCAAGGTCGAGATTTGTGGCGTTCGTGTTTTGTGTCACGAATTTTAATGTGTCATTGTTTTGCTGATTTACCGTGATATCGCGGTTCGTGTTTTGGTTGTTGATGGTGATAGCCGCGTTGGTATTCTGACTGTTCACGGTGATGTCGCGTTGAGTGTTAAGAGTTGTTACCGCGATATCGCGCCCCGTGTTTTGTCCGTTGATTTGGATCGATGCTGCATCGATGTCTTTTTGCTTTGCCAAATCCGCTGCAATAGCGGACATTTGGACTCCACCCTGAATTCCCGCTATGGATACTTGTGATGCTGCCGTAAGCCTTGCAATTTCCGTTTCGGCACCATATTGAGCGTTTGCGCCTGCAATTTGCGCACCAGCAATAAGCTGCTGTTGTTGAACGTTGCCGCCGATGGTAGCGAGTGCGACATCTTTTTGTGCCTGTGTTTGTTGTGTGGCTACGGTTGCGTCGATTTGTTTTGCGGCTAACGCCGCTTGTAACTGGTTGTTCTGGGAATCGACCGCCGCGTTAGTTTGATTGTTCTGTACCTGCGCCGCGAGGTTGGCCGCCTGCAACTGATCGGACGGCCCACCGGTGGATTGAATTGCCGTAGGTTGCGCGCTGGACGATCCACCCCGGAACAGAAAGAAGAGCGCCACCAGGAGCAACACCAGCGATCCCGATAGGTACGGGTGTTGCTCCACCCAATGAGAAATCGAGTGCATCGATTATACCTCGCTTTCCCCTTCCATTTCGAGCAACGGTTGTAGCGCCACCTGTCCCGCGATCAAGCCACCTAAGCCGTTAGTCTGGACATGCGCCGGACTCCAAACCTGCGGTGGTTGATACACATTGAACGTATTCGGGTTGCGAATAAAACCACGACCCCAAATCGTTTGTAGCGGTAGCTCGAAATTGGGTTCGAAAACGAAGTTTCCCGCGCCAGGGGTAAACAAATCCCCTTCATGATAGTGATAGAGCGCACTGGACGCCGTAGGATCGACATCCGCGAATGCGTACGCCGGACCACCGACACCAAACGTACCCATGCGGATACGTGTGTTCGCGCCCGATACGGCTTGAGACGGTACGCGTTTCCGCAGCGTGAAAAGAGACATGGAAACCGCCTTTCTTGACGTGACGGAAATCTAGAAACTTTGCAAGCTGGGAAGCGCGCCCCCACCCGTAAACGAACCGAAGCCGGATCCACCCGTAACAGGCGATAGAGCGGTACTCAGAGCGTTTGAAAACGCCGATCCACCCGCCGTAATGACTCCGGAAGTGTTGGCATTCTTCGACACCAGGACGGCAATGATGGCAACACCCACGATAGCCGTTAAGACCGTGACAACGGAAGTAATCAAATTTTCAGACATTGTTTTTCCCTTTCAAAAGTTGATGATGGACGGCAACGTAGGAAGTTGCAGACTTGGAAGTGTCCCAAGGGTTGAAGCGGTTTGAGTTGCACCTGTTGGAGTAGGTGTTTGAGTACTGGCTAATTGCTTGGTGAATTGCTCGAAGAATCCACCACCGATAGCGTGAGTGTTTCCACGCGTCAAAAACAGTACCAGCACCACCAGCACCAGAAACGCGGTAGAGAGTTTCCGTAGGTCCTGAATGTAGCCTACCGATCCAATCACCAGGATGGACACCAGCCAATAGACGTAGTTGTTTTGGCCCGTGAAATCACCTTTCACCAAAGTGAATAGTTGGTCCTGCGTACCGCGAACGCTGGATACCAGTAAGGCGATCCCCATAATGAGTAGAACGAAAGGCATGTCAGATTCCAATCACCGCTAGGTATTGCTTCAGTTCGCCTTTCATAGTGATGAACACCAGAAAACCGATCAAAAGCGCGCCCGCGATTTTGGAGGTTTGATCCATCGCTATTTGCCGACGATCTTTCCTACGGTCATATCGCCAACGGACGGCCAATAGTAACCGATGATGTAGCCCAAAACCAACATCAAAATTGTGCAGTGCCAGATTTTCATACGCGTCTCTTTCCCTTTCTGTTTTTGCTCTCGATTTTGCTTAGGAAACCGAGTATCCTTTTTCGATGTCGCCAACCAGTTCTTCCGGTTTGGTGCAAGTGGCCGCATTGCTCGAAAGCTTCCACGGTACCATCGGTTGAAATTGCATCAATTCCAGGAGTTCACCCGCATTCTCCACAAATGGCACGCTCATGAGCATAGCACGATTGTTGGTCAACGGCGCGTTGATGTTCATGGGCGCGGCGAACGCCAGCACCAAATCCAGCCGTCCATCCGGGAACGCGTTTTTCACATTCGACGATTCTTTATCCGTTGCCGGACGTACTTCGATACGTACCGTGTTTGGCACCACACCCGAATCAATCAGGTTATGCGCCACGGCCACAGCTTCGTCCGGTGTGGTGAAAAACTTGGACCTTTGCGGTTTCAAGAGTTCCACGGGAATGTTTACAAAGACCATATGTTTTTCTCCAATCTAAACTTCGTTCATGATAGATAACAGAACGTGATTCCAAAACCACGCCGCTACCACCAGGAGTCCCACAAATAGCACCCAATTCAGGGCGCTGCCGTTTGTTGCGAATGGGTGGGCAAGCCATCCGATGACATCGTTTACCGCTCCGTTTTGGTTTTGATCGTCCATCATTTTTCTCCCTTCAAAAATTGGGGTGGAGAATGCACGCTCCACCCCCATTACCACTAGGAGGATACTACGCTGAACTTAGGACGCCGCGAGCGAACCTGCCATGCTCAAGGTCTGAACTAGTGCGAAGTCTTCAAATCCCGCCAGCACATACGCGCCCGTTCCGGCCGTCGATGCGTTCAGCACCAATTGCATGTTGCCGTATTGGACCGTCGAAATCGGCTTTTCGCGTGATCCGAAGTAATACGTACCCGGAGGAGTGTCCGTCTGCAAATGGTTGCGCGTTTGGAGCGCAATCAAACCCGGTTCCTTTTTCCAGATGTTCGTGAAGTTTGCAGATTGCAGACTCCAATAGTTGATATCTGCTCCGACACCACGCGCGCCCGTGGACGCCGTGTTGACGTAGATTGCCGTGGTCGAAAGGAAGTCACGGAAATTGGCGTACTGAATCGGGAAGTCCTGCCCCGCGCTAATTGCCGATAGCGTGGTGTTTTTCAGTTCGTAGATCGTCGCCAAATCGAGGATTGGAAGAAGTACGCCACCCTGCCCCGTGGGAAGTTGATCCATGTAGGTCTGGTAGACCGTGACCGTCGCCGCGCTTATGCGTGCCAGTGCCACCGATCCGGCAACGTCGCCGACATAGATAGCGGACGTGGAATCGGTACCGGACGCCACCACAGGGGTGGGATTGAAAGTTAGATTCAGTTGCATCGTCGCGTTCACAACGTTCGCGTACACGGCACCGCGTAGGTCGTCTTCCGAATAGGCCAGCGGTACCCAATACCACATGATGACCGTTCCGCTTCCGGCCGCCGCGATGGTAGCGGGTGCGGAGATTTGCTGCGTCCAGTTCGATCCGTAGTTTACGGGTGAATCGTCACCAGTGGTGCGCACCAGCGATGTTCCAAACGGCCGGCGTGCTTTCACCGAGTCAATCACGTTCAGGTGCCATCCGGTTGTTTGGATGCGGGTGTTGTTGTTCAAATCATTGAACTGAATCTGGCTCAACAAATTCGCCGGGCCGAAGTCGGAAAGGTCAATCTGGACGCCCGATCCGTTGGTAATTGTCGCACTGATTTTGACCCAAAAACCTTTGATTAATCCAACATTGCGCGGGATGACGTTGACCACGGGTTGTGTGTTCGAAATGTTGGTTGTTCCGGATGCTGTATAGGTCGATGAAAAAATGGATTGCTCCATTTTCACGGCCTGCTGTTTGATGGCCGCACGCGCGATAGCGTTCAATTGCTGCGGAGTGTACTGCTGTTGTCCTGCCATGTGATTTCCCTTCCTTTGTCAGGGTGCCTTTTCAGGTTGGTTTCGTGTGAGTCCAATCCGGCCACACATTCCGGATGTCAGACTAAGCCGACGTTTTCGTTTCCCAGTCCAGAACCAGGTGAACCGCGATACCCGCGATCAACAGCATGAGAATGACGATCACGTAGTTCATGGGGTGCTTCAAGAGTCCAGTGTTCAGCAACATCATAGGTTACGCTCCCTGTTGACGCTGCTGGACCATACGCGCGATGGCTCCAAGGATGGTAAAGCCGAGTGCCGCCATCAGTACGATGGTGATCCAATTCGCGGGGTTCCAACTGATAATGTTTTGTTCGCTCATGGGTCTAGTGTCTCCCTATCAAATAGGATACCAAACTTTCCCACTTGTCAAGTGGGTGGTTTCCAGGTAAGTCTACTTCATTTTCTTCTGTTGTTCACGTAATACCTGAATTTGCTTGGTTAATTCCAGCTTCTTTTTCTGCGCTTCAAGTTTTGCAAGTCGCTGATCGATAGTCTGTTTTTGCTTGGTTGCCATGTTGTCTCCAATTTAGATTGCTGTTTTGATTTTGAGGGTTTGAAGTCTCATGGAAAACGTGTCCAAAATTACGTTTTCATTCGGTACGGGTTTCAGAATCACCAATGAATCATCGGGCGCATCGTAGTAGTAACTGTAATACTCCGGAAGTCGCTTAGTGATATCGTGTGGAATAAACTCACCCACGTTTTTGATGTCGCGCGTGTTCTGCAACCGGAATACCTGAAAAAACTCCGATTCCGTGAACACAAATTTATCCATCCACACGGGACGTTGTGAAAGGATGATCATTGGAATGTGTTTCGAGCGCCCCTGTGTCAAGAGTGTCCGAAACGCGCGGTTATTATTTCCCACCATGTAACCTTCATCGATATAAACACCGATGTTTTCTTGTTTCCAGATTTGCCACATTTGAGAAGCCACTTCATCCACTTCACCCGGATCGGGGTGCACGATGTAGATTCCCGGTTGTGTGGGCGGTTCGTCGGTTACCGCAATGTGGATTGCTCCTTCGATTTGGTTAATCATCGAATCGTACTTGTAATCGTAAACGATCCACGGGCGCGACAAATAGTCACGCCGCGACAGGTGCCACATTGCAGCTTGAGTTTTGCCGCTACCTGTGGCGCCCACGATGGTCAGCCGTTGTTTGTCACTCGGAAAGTTCATGCGTCTTCAACAGGCGATTCCGCCCACAATTGGGAAGGGGAAATGTTGGATAGATTGACAGGGGGCCGTTGTGCGGGTACCGATGTTGCCGTAGCTGTAACGGGTTCCACTTTTCGAATCGGTTGCACAAGTTGGGGTTTGCGTTGTGTATTCTTTGCTACCGCGATAAATCGCGGTCCATAGATCCCGCCGGCACAGAACGCCAATTCCAACATAGCAAGCTTTTTCGGGTCCATTCCAAGCTGATAATGTTTCGCGAGGTTTTTGATCGAGTCGGAAAGCTTCTTCGCTTCCTGTGGGTCAAGTTCCATCTCAGGGATACTCAAGATTCGAGCACCCATAAAATGCACCGACAAAAGTAGTGATTCCAAATCCGCGATTAGAGGATTCTGTACTTCCTGCTTTTTGGTGCTGGAACTACCGGGTGGTCTACCACGCCGTTTTCCGGTTCCACGATTTCCAGGTTCGTTTCCTCCACCTGTTCCGATGATGTCGAAGTCGAGGGGGTCGATGGTGGTGTGTCCGTTAAGCCGTTCTGACTTGGTGGGGTCGTCAACTCTTTCAGGCGTTCCCGTAGCAGGGAGATTTCCGCTTTCAGGTTTTGGATCTCCCGCGATTGACCCGTCATCCCTTCGTTTAACTGGTGCTTCAAATCCGTCGTCAATACTTGCAATTGTTCGCGTAGCCATGTTGTATCCTCCAAAATTGCATCGGCTGTTGTTTGCACTTCCTCCGATACGCTAGTTTGTTCGCTTTCCGGTGGTGGATTTTCTACTGTCACCTGTACGGTCGTTTCGGGTTCCAAAGTTTAGTACCTCCATTTTCAAGTCTCCAATCGCAACTATCAATTCTGTTTCGCGGTCCTCCAATAGTTGTAACCGCCGTTCCATTGCTTCCATCAATTGCGCTTGCCGCGTCAATTGCTCATCGGCGCGTAGCAATGCTTGGTTGATGATTTCGACAGCCTGTTTCAGGCGCGTGGGAAGTTCCGGAATGAGTCGCTCCACTGCCACTATGTGTTCTGGTTGGACGTTCACTCCGAACGCCTTTAACATCGTAGTCAATCCCATCATGATTTTTGTTCTCCAATTTTCCTTTACTTATAGCAAGCAATGTAAACATCGCTGTCATCAGCAGCTTTCGCTTTGATCCAGGTGTATGGTGTAGTGGGATCGACAGCAGGACAATTTGCGCCCGGAAGGGGGATTCCCGCTCCGGTAACATTTGGACCGGAGTATTTTACGATGTCACCAAATTCAACTAAACCGGCGTGTGTTTGGATCGCCCAATTATTAGTTGCTCCAGTCATCCCAAAGATTCGTAATCCATGATTACTCACAAGCGCGTTTGAACTTGAATCGATAGAAATAGCATAATAAGAATCTAATGTGCCAATTCCATCTTGCTCAATCGAACGTAAATCAATACCATAGTTTTCGGTGATGTTTCCATCCACACTACCATTTCTAATTTCTATCCCGTACAATGCAAAACAATCAACGTTGGCATACGCGTTGATAGTAATTCCCTTAGAAGCCGCTCCACCAGCATCTGACACAAATGATAAAAGATCCATTCCAACGCAATTTGTCGGGTGTTGACTTTGTACAAACAAAGCCGTATTGAGAAAATTTGTGGGGTCTTTTCCAACCACATCTAATTCCGCCGTATTCCAATTTTGTATAAAAGGATTCAAAGAAGATTGTGGTGGACCGAAGTATCCTAAAACAGTGTCAGTAAATTTAACACCATCATAAGTTAAATTCGAATCTCCCGCGAACTGCCCCAACGGGTTGTTAAATTGCACCGCAAATTGTGGCCCACCCGGAGCAAGCGAACTTCCACCACTCGCGGGTTGCCAGATTGCACCAGGGATGGGGACGTTAATCAAAATTACTTGAATGGAATCGCCGTCTACTCCAGTAAGCGACATTTTAACCGGGTTCGTGGCGAGCACGTTAAAGTACCCTTGTGTCCGCGCTGGTCCGACAATTGTTTGTTGCGATCCTCCATCAAAACTGATCGAAACCGGGTTAGCGCATTGTCGTGTATCAATCCAGAGTGTCTGTACAATGGAGATAAAACCACGGTTGATAAGTTGCTCCAAATCGAGTGTCCAGGTGAGACTTCCGGTGACGAAGGTCACCGTAACCGGGATGCATTTCGGTCCTTCATCAGGCAGTAGCTGATTCCGAGTAAGAACCACTGGTAGGGAATTTTGGTCGATGATAGACATGGGTGTTTTTGTCCTTTAGGAAATTTGCCACACTGAACCGGGGATGGCCACGTTCAACAGAAGCACCTTCACAACTGCCGTAGCATCGGCACAATCGAAAGTCAAACGAATCGGATTCGGAGCGGTAATCGTGTAGTAGCCTTGTGTGTTTGTTTTTGCCGTGATCACCTGCCCCGTGGTCAAAACCGTCACAGAAAAGCTGGACGCTGCATGACTCATATCGATGTACAAAGTTTGCAGCATCGAAAGCGAACGCGTCAATTGCTGTGGTAGAAGTAAATCAAGCGTGAACTGCGGCGCGGTCGAGAAATCCAGCACCAAGGGGGACAACTTAGGCCCTTCATCCGGGAGATACTGATTCTCACTCAAGTAAACCTGTAACGATAAAGGGTCAATCGATGGCATCTTTAGGCTCTTCCTTTCGTGTTCAAGAACACGCATTTAGAGGTAATCATTCTGTGTTTCCAGTCTTTTCTCTTGACCGTCACGCATGCTTTTTGCGCTCCGAAACAGCATTGTACCATTGGATCGGGAAGGATGATGTCTTGTGGTTCAACCGCCTTTGGTCCGGGATCGTCAATTAACAATTGGCGCGTAGCTGTGTTTGTGGACCCTCCGCTTAAAGTGTAGCTGTATTTCACTACACCAACTTGAATCGGATCGGCGGGATAGCAGAATCCCATGATGGTAAGCGCCGCATAGCCGATAAGCAATTGCTTCGCACTCCAATTCGACCCATCAAAAGTCGATGTGTAAGCTTTGCTCGCTAAAACTTTGTTCCCACCAGGACCACCAATTGATGTCGGAACGGTCCACACAATGGTACGTACTCCGGTGAGACTCACATAAGCCATCATCGGTTGATTGCCACCTAATACACCACCTACTCCAAAACAGATGGTTGTAGAATCAAAAACAACAGTTGAAAAAGCGAGTACCGAATTGATTCCAGTAATCATCGCTACTTTGTTTATTGGAAGCGGATACACAGGAAAAGTACCGTCGCCACCCGCGATGTATGGAAGATCTAATCCATCACCTCCTGAATGAAGTTGTCCATAGCCCACCACCCATCCAGAATCTTTGGCGGTGATACTTGCAATAGACGCGTCATTGAACACCTGTTGTAACGCATCTGATCCCTTGCGAATCATGCACCCGAAAACCGTAGGGGCCGCGTTTGGTAATGGAACGAATGAAGCCCACATGTTGTCCTGGAAAACACACACCAGTAGAACTACCCCGCTATTGTTTACCAATAATTGTGTAGGGCAAACATCAGCGGTTATTCCTGTTTGACCTGGAACTTCAATAGGCGCACTCCAGACCGCTCCATCATATTCTGATGTAAACGTTCTGGAATATCCCCAATTGACCCCAGGTGGTGAAATGACATTTACGGACACAAGATCGTAAGGTGATCCGGCGATAAATTCAACTCCACCTATAAATGCTATCTGAATATGCCCATTTGGAAGCACTGCCATTGCCGTACGTCCACAAATGTTATAATCCGCATTGTTCCAAGTAGCGGGTGGTGTAGGATTGCTATACACATTTGGAAGTCCTACAATGGAAGCTTCTAAAGCAAAGGTGAGAGTATTGTAGATTGCGATTTGATTGTTCGCGGGTGATACTCCAGAGCGATCTAAACACATGATGTAAATTTTGTCCTCGAAAAAGTACATCGACAATCCACCAACAAAAGGATTGAGATTTATGAAGGTGTTTGTAATCCAGGTTCGTCCACCAGTCAAACTGTAAGAGATATCAATGTCAGTGCGGTTTAATGCACTTGCAGCTTGTACATTAAAATGATGTCCGACAGAATTGCGCCACGGTCCGGTGGGATATCCTGGTATCGGTCCGCGTCCCGTATTTCCCGCATCATTTAAGTTGTACCAGGGCATCCTATTCATTTCTCCCATCAAACCCGCTCAACCGGGCTCCGGTCATTGGAGGTCCCGAAGCCGGGGAGCGGGTCACCCACACCGTACCTATCTATGATATCATCTTGGTTACCAAGGTAGTGTAGTAAAGCAGTCCCAAAGGCAGGGGATGGCTCAAAAACCGGAGACACGTAAATTTCGACATGCGGTTTCAGTGCTCAAGAAACAGGGCCTCATACCTGCTTCAATTGACGCACGCTCCGCAATACCATCAAAAACAGTACGTGGGAAATCACTTTCCACTCTGGTACGAAAATATGATGATGTTTTATCAGGCAAGCAAACCGCGCTAACCGTCCCCCCTTCCAAACTCAAAGCCTACCGTAAAGCTGGATTCTCCACTACACAAAACTCTAAGATTCTGGTACCACATTCGGCTACTGAGAAAGCGCGTCTAAATCGAGCGGGTGAAGTCTCCATCAAATCGAAAGCCGGTATTGAACGTGTCCAGATTCCCGTGCCCTATCACCGACTCTCACAATACCTGAAAGACATCGCACGTGATCACAAGCGTATCGACGCGATGAAGCGTAAGAATGAGTACTTCGGGTTCCGCTTCTTCGGAAACAACACAAATTTATACTCTGATATCCTCTCCGCTATTGAATCCATCAGTAAATACGCCACAATTCTCAACACTAAATCACGCGCGAAACAACAGGAGATTTACCAGAACCTTGAAATTGTGACGGTCGGAAACCCTGCGAAATGGACCTTCCCTGGAGAACGGCGCGCGAAAGATAAAGCGGAATATCGCCGTAAACGGTTGCGAAAGTTCCGTAAGAATTTGAAGCATAAATCGTTATCAAAACAGGAAGCCTATCGCGCGGATAACGCAGAACGTCAAAAGGCGTACCGTGAGAAGCTGAAACGAAGCCCACGTAAACTAAAACAGTACAAAGATGCTGGTAAAAAGCGTGCGGCTAAATCTAAGAAGAAAGCCACCAATAAAAATGCACAAAAACGAAAGACGAAGAATCGCCGTACTTGATCTGGAAACCGATCCATTCTTGTATGGACAAATGGTTCATCCTTTTGCTGCCGGATTCTATGATGGTTCCACCTACTCTGATTTCTGGGGTGCGGACTGCGTAGCCAAGCTGGTAGACTATCTCGAAAAGCTATCAGAACCGCTCACTATTTACGCACACAATGGTGGTCGATTCGATTACTTCTTTTTCCTGCCCTACATTCGTGATGCACTCCGTATAGTAAATTCCCGCATCATTCAAGCCCACTTAGGAAAGCATGAATTACGCGATAGCTTTGCGATCATGCCGTTCGCTTTGGACAAATATCAGAAGACCTCCATCGACTACAATAAACTACTCCGTGAACGGCGCGAACAGCACAAGCCCGAAATCCGCGCGTACCTAAAAGACGATTGCACAAACCTGTACACATTGTGCGTAGCGTTTCAAGAGGAATTTGGAGACGCTCTCACCATCGGATCTGCAAGCATGAAACAGCTTCGGAAGTTCCACCAGTTCGCGCGCGGTAACGAAATTTTCGATGCGCGGTTTCGGAAAGATTTCTACTTCGGTGGTCGAAATCAAGTGTTTCGATCCGGCATTATTCACGGACCCATCAAAATCTATGATGTAAATTCCATGTATCCTCATGCGATGCGTGATTACCTTCACCCTGTTTCTACCGGGATTTTAGTAGGCAACCGGATCGACAAAAACACCTGCTATGTATCGGTCGAAGGCAAAAACTTTGGTGCTTTTCCCACAAGGCAGAAAGATAACAGTTTAGATTTCACCATTCCATCCGGCATCTTTCATACTTCAATTCACGAGTATGAAGCTGCACTAGACACTGGAACTTTTAAGCCCCGTAAGATTTTAAAAACCTACGGTTTCAATCGGCGCGAATCCTTCGACACTTTTGTCAATCACTTTTATGATGCCCGCATGATTGCCAAGGAAAAAGGCGACACCATCCGAACACTGTTTTACAAGTTCGTTTTGAATAGTGGGTATGGGAAGTTCGCCCAAAACCCTGAAAATTACTGTGATTGGTTCATTGCTCCCGTTGGCTCATTCCCCCCGGAATGGCATCAATGCGTCAAATCCTGCGACGAAATTTGCCGACTCAAGTGGTCCCCATCATTTCTCTCTTCAAACGATTACATCATATGGAGTCGACCACTTCGTGAACTAAATCACTACAACATTGCCACGGGTGCTTCGATCACTGGTGCGGCGCGCGCGGTGCTGTTGCGTGGCCTACAGCACGCACGTAATCCCATCTACTGTGATACGGACTCCATTATTTGTAATGATCTTTCTGGAGTCACCATTTCAGAAACAGAACTAGGCGCATGGAAACTGGAAACGGAAGGGGACATGATAGCGGTATGTGGTAAGAAATTGTATGCAGTCTACCAGGGGAAAGAGTGTATCAAAAAAGCACACAAGGGAATGCGGCTAACAGGGGAAGAGATTTTGAAGGTAGCCAAAGGTCACACTGTCGAATCGTGTAATCCGGTACCTGCGTTTAAGTGGGATGGAAGTTACAGCTTTACTTCGCGACGTGCCAGAATGACAGTATGAAATTAGTCGCGAGGATACCGTTTTCGTCGTGCTCGCATAATCGAATAGAACCTTTTGAATGATTGCAATTCCAACGCGTACGCTTTTGAAGCTTGATAGTCCCAGGAAGATTGCTTCCTGTTTTCCCGGCATCGTGACGACGTAGCCGCGCTTAGTAATCTTTTTTCAGATCGAAACAATCGCGACACTTCGGCGCGTGCTTTTCTTCGATCTTGCCTTTCACGCATTTCTCTATAGATTTTTTCGCGCCATTCTGCTAGTACCTGTAATTGCATACCAGTGTATCCCCTTGCAACGGTATTGCACCAGCCAGGAAGGTTATCGACGTACCAGATACAGTATAGTCCTGCCCGACTTGTAAATGGACTCCATTTCTGTATAGGTCCAATGTCGCACCGGGCGCATGCACCAATGAAAAAGCCGTGTTCACTCCATCAACCAATCCCTGCGGAATTTCACCGTTGACAAAGTTGATGGACGATTGCGCCGCTATTCGCAACACCGGAGGATTGATGGATTTGTCCAACACAAAACTAGCTGCGTCCAATTGCACACACACCATTGCCCCGGTAGTTCCGGTTGGTACAATCGACAGCGGAACAAACATCAATACTCCAGCCGTACCCGAACACGGTGCAAGTTGCGATACCACCACTTGAGTCGGTTTAGCGGCCCACCCAATCATCGACATAAGAACCATCATCAAAAACTTAGTCATTTTGTTCTCCCCTTAAAATGGGACATCCACCCTTGAGCGGTGATATCGCGTGCTCAAGGATGGATAATCTTCGTTCTGTTTCTGTAATGCTCGCAAATTCCTTACGGACCCACTCCCGTAGGTCGTTCGTCTGTTTCAATATCGCTACTTGGATGCTTTGCAGCATCAGGTAGTTCACACCCCCTGCGACCGCTACTACCAAACTCAAAACGAGACTTTCGTTCATGCTGCCAGTTGTCCTGTTCCGCGAAGCGACGCATGATACGTTGACGCCGTCGCCTGTGCTCTAGAATATCCTCTATCATATCCCAGATACCGTAGGCCACGCTGATCGACATGAGGATCAGGAAGAAGTAGCCAGCGGTCCAGAGCACCTTGTCAAGTAGAGTGAATGATGTGTTAGACACTTTTTAGCACCTCAATTCTTCCGTTGGTGTAGCAGACTTCTAATTGCACGGCTAGTCCGCGTTTTTCTAAGCGATTAAATTCGCGCTCTAGAATGTCGCGATAAGGCGGATCGGTCCATTTAATGACCACTCCCGCGCTTACGATTTGGTAGCGCCAGGGTATGAAGCGTCCTTGGTCGATGTGGGGATTGCCGGATTCGACTACCATTTGCGCCAGTCCGTTTCTCCGTCGCGGGAGTACTCGATGGATGCGAGTTGGCCGAACAATCCACCCATTGCGGCGCAAACGTGGGTTGCTTCTCCTTCGTTCATTCCACCTACGGGTGAATACATCAAGTTTGCAACACCAAATTCGTCACGAACGACCACACGGAAAGATCCGTATGGAAATACACTCTTCTTTTCATTCATTCTCCAGTGGCCTCCAAAACCACCACACCAAGTATACCACCAATGCGAACACAAAGTTGACACTCATGAAAACGGCCGGCCTACGGGCAGACGGCGGTCACCCGCTTGACACCAAGAGAAAAGTATGGAGAGAAAGAGCGTAAGCTAGATTAGACTTATTCTCGCTTCGTAACGCTTCGTAACGTAACTGCAAA